AATTGGCAATGGCAATGCAAGCTACAGGTGCTTTAGACAAGTTATATAATTACGCAAATTTAATTTCAACAGGTCAAAAATTAACACCATCTCAGCGTGAAGATTTTAGATCTTTAGCTAAAGATTTTTATTCTACTGCTTATGACCAATACAATACTAAGCGTGGTGAATATGTTGGTATTGCAGAGCGTAATAAATTAAATATTGAAGATGTTGTTGGCAAAGAACCAAAAGCACCAATTAAAATGTTATCGGCTCAAGACCAAGAAGCATTAAATTGGGCTAGAAAAAATCCAACAGATCCAAGGTCTAAACAAATTAACCAGCGTTTAGGACAATAATATGGCGTTTGATCCTGATCGTTATCTTGCACAAAAAGTACCTAGCCCACAGGTTGCAAGCGATAGTCTCTGAACCTCAACAACAACTAAGATATATTAAATCGTCAGGACTATAAATATAATGACATTACAACAAATCAAAGAGAATGGCGAATTTATCTGCAATGTTTCGCATTTAAATAGGATGTGCAAAAAGATAGCAGAGAATCCGGCCCAGGTCTATACAATCATTATGGGGTACAATGGCCAGGCCGATAGCGTAACCAGAGAATCAATTTTCAGTTATATTGCCGATAAATACTTCAATGGCGATTACGATCAAGTTTATAATAAGTGGATTAAAAATTAATCAAATAATAAGGACTTAAAAAATATATTATGACAGAATTAGAAGCTTTAATAGCATTACAGTGGAGAAAGAAAGACGGAACCCCAGATTTAGGCATGATAGAATATTCGCTTAAATCTAGCAAGTGGATCGATATGGGCCAGCACTACTTAAACATCGGCAATTCTAAGCCCCAGATCGAAAGAGATCTTTGGTATGACGACGAAACGGAGGGGCCAGACGATAGCAAATTTGAAGCATTCCGGGCTTATAACCTCAAGGGCAACAAAGCACCCCGGGCCGAGGATTATATTGCAGACGGGCGATCTGTGATTTGGATCTTTGATAATTACACTAGAGACATGAGCGGGGGCAAGCTTAAGGGCTGGACCGCAACTAGACTCGGGGAAGAGCCAAGACACGTTGGGGAGTACAGACTGGCCACAACAGACGAAATTGGGGCTATTAAGCAGGGCTTAAACGAGATTCGCATGGATTATGAAAAGAGACTTGCAACTTATTGGAAGAGATACAGCAATAAAGTCCACGCTTCAGGTTATTGGGCCAACAGGTAAATCACTATGCAAAAACTAAAACAAAACTGGCACGGGATCGCAATAATAATTTTAATACTAGCAAGTTGTATGCTAGAAGGGAGCAAATAAGATGACATACAAAACACTACGAAACAAAGCTTTTAGAGACGGGTACAAATTAGTTAAGTCGAATTATGAATCTGAGGTGTGGAGCGGTACACCATACGCGATGCTTAAGGGTGACTGGCTCTCAGATTATAAAGCTAGGAAAGACCAGTTAACGCTGGAAGTGCCGGACCTAGCACCAGTGATATCCCTAGCAATAGGATATATACCAGTGGAGCAAACCCGGATTGAGATGGATGTTGATGGAATGGACCTAGTGAAGCTTAAGCATAAAGAGCGCGAAGCAACAGTTCAGAAGCGATTTTTTGATTTGGTACGGGCCATTTATCCAGATTCTACAGTTAGACTAGCGAACGGCGAATCGCACAAATTCAGCCCAGTCCGGTTTTACGATAACCATAAGTTGGTCGCGGTGGTAATGCCACTAGCCACTTAAGGTGATTGGCTCCGAGCAAGCCATTATAATACTGCTCAGTCCTTGAATCGTGGCCGTTGGGGATAAGCTCGAGGAGGTTGAATCTGAGAGTTGAGAGCCTAGAGGGGAGCAGATCAGAAGGTTTGGAACTCAATCTGCACTTGTCCCCAGCGATGGCGATTCAAAGCCAGAAACTAAAATAAATTAATAATAAGGTGGAACAATATTATGAGTAAATCTAAAAAACAAACAGAGACTAAGCGCGTTAAGACTTCAATCGAAATCTATAAAGAAGCAGTAATTGCAGTTTTAATTGCAAGCGCAGTATTTTTTGTACTCGGTATGAAATTTGAATCTAGAGCGAACAAACAAATTGAACAAGCTAGAGCGGAAGTATCTGCTCAAGTAGTCAAGACTGAAGAAGTAAAAAAATAGAAGAGGTCGCCGTTGCGGAGCAACCTCCAACAGAACCAAAACCGCAGGCAGTATTAACAGGGTGTGAAGCCGTAAGGGATGAGCTCAAAAAATATCCAGATTGGGACGTCAATTTAATGACAGCGATTTCCAAAGCTGAGAGTAATTGTAGAGCTGAAGCCCGAGGCGATGGCCACCTAACATATAAGAAGAATAATCGAATATATGGCTACAGTCTAAGCGTAATGCAGGTGCGGATAGTTGAGGGAAGAGAGCACTGCGACACTAACGACTTAAAGGTAAACGTGGCTTGTGCACATAAGATATGGCAGAATCAAGGCTATAAAGCGTGGAGCGTTTACACTAACGGAAAGTATAAGAAAAATCTATGAGTAGTTTTGAATCAGCAGTATATACAGTTTGGGGGTTTTCAGCATTTTGTGTAGTCTTGGGCCTCGCAATGTTTTTAATCGGAGTAAAGTTAAGTAAAAAGTAATGTCAAGAGTTAAGACGAGTCGAGATCTAGTACTCCAGATTGAAGTTTGGAGGCTTAGTAGCCCAGAGGGAGCTAAGATGGGTTTTTACAGCTATAAAAAGTTGAATTATACATATATAGTCCGACACCCTAAAAAACTGAAAGTAAAGATCAAATGATTAACCTATACGAATATCAAAAGAAATATCTATCCGACTTCCCAGCGAAGGGCATTATGGCCGCCGACACGGGAACAGGTAAGACGTTTATGGCTCTAGAGCACTACCGAAAGTTTAACCTAGGTGGAGCTTATAGGGGGAAATGGGTTTTTAAGCAACCGCTTTTAATACTCGCTCCGGCCTCAAAGATTCGTACTAAAGATTGGGAACGTGAGATCGACGAATATTTTGGAGACAATAAACCAGAATATCAAATATATTCTTTTGAGAAGTTCAGCCGAACACCAAGCCTAAAGCAATTTGCAAAAGGTGAACAGGCGATCTGGAAGCAGTTTGTCGACAAAAAAGTAGCAATAATTGTTGATGAATGCCACAGAGTTAAGAACCCTCAATCGAATATTGGTAAAGCAGTCTTCGCTGTAAGCAAAGGGGCTCAGTTTTTTGTAGGTTTATCAGCTACACCACTGCCAAACGGCTGGATTGACTTCGCAAACTATTCTAAGATCTGGGGCTTCACAAACAATATAACCGAATTTAAGAAAAAATATTGTGATATTGTGACTTTTAAAGGTTTTCCAGAGATTAGAGGATATCTGAACGAAGAAGAGCTAACAGCACAGTGGCAGAGTATATCTAAGCGACTAACTAAGGCTGAAGCGCTTGATCTACCGGAACGAACATTTGTCGGGGTAGACTTCGAGAGGCCAGCTATTTATAACAAGATATTCAAAACCAGAGTCAATGAGGATGGCGAGCTCCTCGACACTGCACCGGCTCTTGCACACTGTTTAAGGCAAACATTAACCAAACCTAAGCTCGACTACTTAGCCGACCTAATCGAGGGCACAGAAGAGAATATAGTCATATTTTATAACTATGTCTCAGAGCGTGAAGCGATCTTGGAGACACTGAAGAAAAAGCATAGTGAAAGGAGAATATTTAGACAGGACGGCGAAAAGCACGAATTGCCAAAGAAAGCTGATTGGCCAAATGTTAAAAAAACAATAACATTAGCACAATATCAGTCTGGTTCAACAGGGGTAGAAATGACATATGCGACTCAAGTGATATACTTTAGCCCAACATATTCATACTCGGATTACGATCAGAGCCTTGGACGCACCTATCGAAACGGACAAAAGAGCAAAACAACTGTTCACAATTTCAGAACACCAAATACGATTGAGCAAGCGATGTATGAGTGCTTAAAGCATAAGCAGAACTTCCAAGTTGAGATTTGGGTGGAGAATAATAATTAAAGAGGAGAAAATTATGGAAAACAATAAACTACAAGTAATACTAAAAGAGCAAGATATCGATGCAAGTGATGTTCAGAAGCTAGTTAAAGCTTTTGGTGGTCCATTTGATGAGGTAGGTGAGATTCTATCTAAATATAAAGAAGTTGAAGTCACCGATGAGAACGATAGAGTAGGTATGGCCAAAGCTCGTGAGCTTAGATTAGCACTCAAGAAAGCTAGAACAACTATCGAAAACAGTCGTAAAGATCTAAAAGCCGATATTGTTAAGCAAGGTCGAGCGATTGATAGCGTTGCACGCTTAGTCAAGGAAGAAATTGAGCCAGCAGAACAATATTTAGAATTACAAGAGAAGTATGCTGAGATCCAAGAAGAGAAGCGAGCCGAAGAGAAAGCTAGGGTTGAAGCTCAGATTAAAGCTCAGAGAATTGAAGAACTTTACACTTATACTGATGATATTTCTCTCTACAACCTAGATGGGATGAGTAATGAACAATTTGATAACCTTCTTCGCCTACTCCCGCATCTGGGCTGGCTAGGAAATACTTATTGAACCATGCTCCGACCTTCTTAGTTATATTACCGCTTATAGCTTCATATTGTTTCAAAGCGAAGTCTTCATAGTTGATTCCGTCTTCCATAGCGCTGTTAACATACATCTCAAAAGCTACTCCAAACTTCTGCTCAAAGACCAACTCTCTTTCGTAGTCCGTTCTCGACTTAAGGGGCGTACCCTCCTTGCCTTTAGCTACAGAGGTAGCGGTCCAGTCGTGAAGCCTACTCGCAGTGGGCCGTCCAAGCCTGAGCTTGAACCACTCTGGTGACCGCTGTTCCCCGTCGAAGTATTGAAACTTCATACTAGAAATTAGCCTCCTGGATTATCCAGACTCCGCTGGCGTCCACTTTGCCTAGTATTGAGCTTGGGCCTCGGTACTCTTCTTTTAAGATAGTTCCGTGAGCTAGGACGCCGTGTCCGGTGCCGTAATAACGGCTTAAGTATAGCTCAGATTGTTTTTGTGGCTGGCTCTTAGCCTGCACTGATGCTACAAACAACAGGGCAGGAATGGCTAAGATCATCACGAATGCTAAAAATGTTTTCATAGTGCCTCCTTAAAATGGGATATTGCTTAATTCGATGTCTTCTCCACCAGCTTCTTCAGCGGCTTTAGTGCTTGGTGCCGGCTGAGTTTTAACTGTTGGCTCATAACCATAAACGTTTTTGTTTAGACTTGGTCGAGTTTCACCTTTAGCGTTCTGGTAGGTTCTAACTGGGTCCTCTTTAACTTCAAAGAATGCTTCTTTACCAACTAAACCTTGGCAAGCTTCTTCAAGCTCATCAGTGTTGTTAACGGCGTCGATAGTCTTTCTAACCTTATCTTTGTTCTCTTCTTTTGCGTTATGCACGAAGATACCTTTTAAGACATTGAAAGAGTAGTTCCTAGCCGGAGCTGTGTGGAACCAGACGCGGGAGTTATCCTCTTGGCCGTCTTCACCTTCTACGAAGATATCAGCGAACTCTCGCCCGTCGTCCATCTTATCGAAGGTAATAACTTTGATCTTCACCTTGTGAACTCCTACATCAAAATATTTGTTCATAGTCTTTTCTTCTTTATCTTCTTTTGTAAAATCTGCCATATTATTTAGTTTCCTTCTTTTTATTAAATACTAGTGTCCGCATATCCTCTAAGTGCTTTTCTGTAGCCTGGAGCTTCCCTTCGGCTACAGAGACGTCTTTAGGTTGAATACCCATCTTGGTTATTGCATCCGCAAAATTCCTTAGCTGACCATCATACATTTGTCCGAACATAAACTTCTCTTCATCGAAGTACTTGTACTCATCTTTGCAAATTTCTATGCCATTTTTGGTAACGTACTCAACCTCTGTATCGCTTATTTTGCGATACATGAAGATCCTGTAAGGAGCGACCAAAGGCCTCTGAACTATTAAAACTTCGTAGTCTCCAAATCGCATTACTTTTTCGCCTCCTTCTTAGGTGCATAGAACTTTCTAATTGCCTGATCCACTAACTTTATATCATTAGGGATGGTATCGCTTTCAAACATCCCCATTGGGCTCTTAACCCCTTTACCATCAGTCTTGACTCGGAATAGGAACTCTCCGTCTTGGACCTCAGTAGTGATAACGATGTTTGTTAAGCCTTCGAGCACCACCTTCTCTGATAACATTTTACCAGTAGTCTTAACTCTTAGCTGGCCATCTTCACTTTCGTCTTGGTGGGCGAATAGGTAGAAGATCTGGTC